AAACGATCCAAGGACTAACACGACCATTAACGATATGGTGAACAATGCGATTATCACTGCCAAATCTGAAATAATCTTTAAAATGTAATCCTTCTGTTTCATCTGCATACTCCTGCATTTCTGTTAAGGCACGTTCAACTGCATCATTGATTGATTCTCGCTTTATATATTGTGCAAGAAACTCTGCGTATATTGCTTCTCGGCACCAATGATCTAATTTTTTATTTTCTTTTATGACCCACTCGATAAACATCTTAGGATTAACAGCACGTATAGCTACAATATGTCTTCCAAACTTAACAAAAGCAGTATAGTAAGCTGATTTAGCAAAGTCTTGATAGTTTTTCATTTTAGCACTGCCCTGTGTCATCTCATAAAAACGTAAGTAAGCCTGCATACCTAACTGTACACCTACTTCTTTCTCTTGCTGGACCCGTCTTTTACTTTCGCACATGTGAGCTAACAGAGTACTTTCTCTACGATACTCTTTGCCACAATATTTGCATTTAAAAGTTGTTAGCGTTTGTTCCATTGAGCTCTGATTCTCTTGCCATGTTGATAGTATTTCATTGATCACCCTAAATCCTTTTTTATTTCTTTGTCTGGAATACCTAAACTCTGTGCTAATTTTTTAAGTTCTTTCTTGTCATTGAGCGTTGCCATAAGATCTATTTCATCTTGCTTCATGTTTGGATAAAGTTTAGCCAAAAACTTTTGACTTTTATTATCACCTTGTTTCTTTTTGGCCTTTAACCAATAATGAAACTGTGGACCCATAGACGGGCTTACTGCTGTACATGTTAACCACTGTAATTTAGTATGCTTACTTCCTAGATCAAAGAACCACTTGTTTACATTGTTATTTGTTGCCATTAGGTAGTATGCCTGTAGATCATGACTACCACTGCCTACGTTAGCTCCGTATTTGAGCATGAGATAAGTCGAAAACTTCTTTCTATCTTCATCAGTAAAGTTGTCATAATAGGCACGATCTTTTCGATCAAACGCCTGCATTTCATATTTGATATGTAAACTTGAACTCAATTTTTATTTCTAACATAATTAATTAATTGATCGACTGCTTGTTGCATGCTTCTAAACTTAGCTTCAAGTTGCTCTATGGTAGCTTGTTGTCTTTCTACCATGTTGTGTAATTTACCAAAAGCTTCTGTCGTTTCACGTAGTTTCTTATCTTGACTTAATAGATTTGGGCGTGGCGGAGCATTTGGATCCACTGCACGTTTCTTTTTTGTCTGCTTAAACATTTTAGGATTCATTCTGTGTCCTCATTGTGATCTTCTTTACTCAAATTATATATCAATATCAATTGATCAAGTTGTTGCTTTACGGCTGGATGTGTTTTGGCTAATTGATTTATGTCTTTCCACTGAGCAACTTCTTTTGTATCAGTGTCGAACGGTCTGTTTATTCCATCAAACTCGCCTGGTTCGTAATCATACGGAAACTCTGCCGTTAGACTCTCTAATAGTTCTGCTGTAACATCATCAAAATCGCCCATAAGATCCTTTACATTATCAGAATATTCGTGGTTTTTTCTCATATATTAATAATTATACTACCAAATTTTAGAATAGTCAATGACTTCGCTCTGTCTTGATATCTCTTTGACAAAATAAGCACACATTGGTTTTTCGCTATCGTTGATTGGTACTGCTAGTAACTGCCCTGGTTTAAGTTTGGGAAAGTACCATTTAACATCCTGATAGATATCAACAATCTCAACCGGTTCAAACACTGGTTTAAAACTAGTCAACGGATTGAATGTGTATGCTGAAAATCCACGATCATTGATAGATGTTAATGGCACAACTTCTAAATCACCAAAATCAGGCTCTCCAATTAGTAACTGCCAATCAACAGGCATCTTAACTGAGTTACCTCCAATATTTAATACTAGTGCTGGCGAGTTGAAGCTTTCTAAGAAGATTAACGGAATAAAGAAATAGTCTGGATTCTTTGGATCACTATTATCTAATATGCTAAAACGCATATCATCTACTTCATCCGGGATCTCATTCATTTCGTAGGCTGTATTCTCTAGTGTTAATATGTGCATTAATTACTCCAATTTTTTGTAATGTTTTTTAATGTTACTGCCATTTCTTGTTGAATATCAACATCAAGGTGATTATCTTCTTTGTGACTAACACCAAGATAGTCCCACGGTTGTTTTTTTTCTGTTGGCCAAGTATTGTACCCTGTCCAATCACAGTCTTTCATTGGTCCTGTTAAGAAGATGTAAGGTATACCTAACTTCTCTAACCGATCCAATCCGCCCTGTAACATATAATAACTTTTTAAGCTATCTACAGCGTCGTCTGATATGTACTTTACGTAATTCTCTATTGCTTTCTTTCTACCACTGTCTTCTTCAAGCTGTTCTTTGTACGGCGGCCAAGTTAGTACAGGCCCATATCTATGTCCTTGTACCGGAACATCAACTCGGTCAGGTGATGTAGAGCCTATTATAACATAATCTGCCTTTGACTTTATAGCTTGATCAATCTGCATTCTTATCATAAAGGTTGACGCTCCACGTAAGGCAAGATTAGTATAATCAAATCCTTTTCCTTCTACTAGAAAATCAACAAAACTGATATAATGTCTATATCCAAATGATTCTGCTTCTTTTTTTATACAGTCATCTAGTTGGTCAAGGTCAACTTCGAAGAAGTTTTGGGGCCACGAAAGTCCTTTAAATTCATTGTACTTGTGATAAGAACTAGTCATAAAACTATCTCCACACACTGCTAATTTTTTTACTGTCATTCTATTGCCAGTCCACTTTCTCAACTACAAATGGATAGTTCGCTTCTTTGTAGAATTGTTTACGTTTAGTTAAATGTCTTTTAGCAAATTTGCATGTGGATGTTATATCCCAGATTTGAACAAAATCTTTATCTTCTGCTTTTCTGATACCTCTACCGATTGACTGGATAACTCTGACGAAACTCTTGCCAGGCTCGACGAGGATGAGGTTGAAAATTCTAGGTATATTAATGCCCACAGCGGCCACGCCATAAGTAGCAATAATAACCTTACTATCCATAGTTGCAATTTCGTCATATTCGTCTTTCCTCGCTTGTGCTTTAGTGGCACCTGATACAAACACTGATCCAGGTATTCTTTCCTGTAGTTGTTTGCCTGGTGCTATCCTGTCTACCAGTATTAGTGTGTTACCACTTTCTATAATCTTACTTACCAAATCAGCGATGTAGTTTAATCGTCCTTCAGTTTCTAACAAGTATTTTAGTTCACTCTGATAGTCTTTGTATTCTACATGATCTTTTAATTGTAACACATTCACATGGCAGTTAGCAAGTACGCCTTGGTCTTGTAATTCGCTTGCACTTAACTTACCTAGCACATCACCTAAACTGCATCTTAGGCTCATACGTTCAAATTCTTCTTTAGGAATAGTTCCGGTCAATCCCCAACGTATAGGAATGTGTGCCATTACTCCTGTTAGCAAAGTTTTTAATGCATCTGCTTTGGCCATATGTACTTCGTCGACCATAACGCAGACAACATCTTCAAGGAACTCATGTATAGTTATGTCTACTTCGTGATTACGACTACCTTTGAGTAATATATTAAGACTTTGCCAAGTACATATAGTATGTGTACGACCAAACTCTTTTCTATCTCCAAAGTAAACACCTACGTCTAATCCCATATTGACATAGTCAGCTTCTGTTTGTGTGACTAAACTTTTGTTTGGTACTATAACAATAGTCCTGCCATGTGGTTCGCACTGTGAACTCAATGCCGCTGTGATCAATGTTTTTCCAGCACCTGTTGCTATCTCTTGTAAGCTCTGCGGATTAGCTAAAAACTTGTTTATGATTTCAACCTGATAGTCTCGTAACACTATTGGTTCGCCTGCTATAGGATGCCCTTTAGGCCAATTAATATTGCTAAATGTATCTTCAGTGACTTGAGTAAATTCAAATTGTGTTTGGTATTCTCTAAGGTCTTCTAGTTCAACCTGATACCCTTGTTGATCTAAATACTGTAAAATTTCTGGTAATAAGTTAATGTATGTTGACCCACCAAGTTGAAAAAATCCAACTTTGCCATCCCATCTACCGAGACGTACCGCAGGCATATAACGAGCACCAGGAACCTCATACTTAAACTTATTAGTAAGTTCTTTACGTTCATGAAGATCAAGACCTTCTATCTTAACGTTCACTTCATCTTTAATTAATAATCTAGCTAAACTCATAATTTCTTTTGTGCCTTTAACCAGGATTGGTAGAAGTCTATACCTGGTAGTGTAGTTACAAATGGTTGTAGTTGTTCAATCACAGTTCCTTCTAATATACTTTCTAATGTTACAGTCTTTTGTGTGTTTTGTAAAACAAGATGGCGATAATCTAACATCATTTGAGCATATTCTTTTATTGTCTTTGTTCCGCCTGTGGCTATTTGCATTCCTTCCCAAATCTCAGTGGAATGTATCTGTTTAAATCTCTCTGCGGCCCATAGTGCGGTATCAATCTTTTCAACTATGATACCAACAAAATCATGTTTCTTCTTTATATGATATTCAATGTCATGGCTAGGAATGCTATTATAGGACTTAGTTATTGTTTTTAAGTATTGATCCTTTTCTACTGTAGACTTAAATTCATGCGGTTTTTTAAGTTTTTGCCGTCTGGAACTTAGTAGTACTCTATCGTTAGCATCTATTACTGCATCCTTAGGATCAACTATTGCTGTTAATAGATCTCCACACGATCCACCCATATAACAAATTATCATTATTTCACACTCCATGGAGACCCTTGGTACACAAACCAAAATTTTAAATTACCATTTGTTGTATCAGGATTTTCAAGTTGGTCATAGTAGCCATTGGCATCGAGAGACTTTTTTCTAAATACTATATCAGACCAAACCAATTTAAGATTGTGTGTATGTTCTAATCCTTGTGCCCAATTTAAAAAATATTGCTCCATATCTGTAGTTAGCCTATTAACATGTATCTGGGTGTCCCTAAAACTATAAAATACTCGACATCCAGGATTCATGATCTTAGAATAATGTTTGAGATGATCCGACAATCCATCAACAGTGACCCAATGGTCAGACCTATTATTTACTACTGCAAAGTTGTCAACTTTGAACGGAATTAGGTTAGGAAGATCACTACGGTCTTCACAAACATGAATGTCTGGATAGAATGATTTTACTATAGGATACATTTCTATAACTTGCAATTCAGGGTATATATCTTTAAGATAATATCCTGCACTGGAAAAGAATGTTGTAGTACCTGGTTGACAGTTTTGAAGTATCTTATAATCATAACCATCTACTAAAGACCGATCATTGGATTTTCTATTCCATAGCCAGTATTGATGCTTTAGCCTACCAAATCGATACATGGCATATTGTACTTTCCAATCTAATTTCAATGAACTTTGATTAAAATTTTCAATAATTTTAGTCATATGATGACCTTATATAATAGTGCCTGTCAGGAATCACCCATGTAAAGCTTTCGCCATGTTCAATTTGATCAAGGCTAAGATCAATGATGTCAAATTCTGGCATTGATTTCTTTAACCATTGAGTTACAGCTATATGCATATTATTATCAAGTGTATAATCATGATAACTATTGTCAATGTTAATGTAAGAAGAGTTAAGGCAAAGGTACAACTTTGAACATTTGCCCATTTGTTCTCTTATCTTTTCAATCATTGCTTTACAAGGATATCGACTAAACTTCTGATCAGTAATCACTGTTATTTCAGCTTCTCTACTAGATTGACAATGTTTAACTAAGTTAAACTCGGTAA